ACTTATGGATGAATTAAATGGGCTTGCTTAGTAGTAGCATACGGACACCTGACTATGGTTTAAATGGAGTTGTAACAGTATCGACAACCAATACTGGAACAAATTCTGCAACAGATGTATTGAGCACATCCGATGCAAAAGCGTGGATGAAAGTCGAAACAAGTGATGATGACAGCCTAATAACATCCTTGGTTGCTGGCATTATTGATATGGTAGAGCAAAACTTTTCATTTCAACTCATAGAAAAGACAGTAACTGCTGAATGGGAAAGCTTCGGGCAAAGAGTTGATTTACCATTATTCCCCGTACAGTCGGTGAGTTCTGTCAAAACCATCAATAACCAAGGCACTGAAACTGCATTGACTGTCGGGGATGATTATTATTTACAAGGTGACACAATAGTATTTAATTCTGTCGATGCGTATGAAGCGCCATTTCAGAGAATACGATTAAAGGTTGTGTATGTCGCAGGATATACAACTATTCCTAATGGCATTATAACTGGTCTTAAAAAATGTGTACTTTCGTCATACGAAGATAGACAAGATTTAGTAGAAGGTAGCGTATCTGAATTACCTAATAATTCTAAGTCATTCTTTAAGAAATACACCAAACTAATCTGATGAATGAAAACAAAGAACAGACAAGCGAATGTTGGCTTGATGAAACAGAGAATAACTTTTCAGTATTATTCTCTAACATCGGATGGTATGGGAGGGAATACACAAGACTGGAATACACTATCAACTGTATGGGCTAATATAAGCGCTGTATCAGGCTCTGAGGCTTACGAAATAGGTGGATTAAAAGGCAAGATAAGGTATAAAATTGTAACTCGTTATAGAGATGATTTTGTTGACCTTGGATATGATAGAGCCACATACGATTATTTGTTAAGAGCGCAGTACGATGGGCGCACATTTAACATAGAGTATGCAAGAGATAGAGGAGAGCAACATTCATATACAGAACTTGTAGCTGTTGAGGATGTAAATGCTTAGAACTTCCTTAAATAAAAAGCAGTTTGCAAGGGTTATGAGAAATGTTGAAACCCTCACTCCTAAGATGAAAAAAAAAGCGGAGTTTCTTATAAATGCTTCAGCATTAAAAATAGAGAGTGATGCAAAAAATCGTGTACCAGTAGATAGTGGAAGGCTACGCTCATCTTTAAAAACAGAGAAGTTTGGTGGCATAGGAAGGAGGGTATATACAAATGTTGAGTATGCTCCTTACGTTGAGTTCGGAACTAGGTCAAGGGTGAATACAAAAATAAGTGGTGTTGATTACTCTGATGTAGCTATACAGTTTAAAAAATCAAACGGTGGTGGGGGTGGTGTAAGGCCACGTCCATATTTATTTCCTGCGTTTGAAGCTGAAAAACCAAATCTAATAAAAAATCTCAAGAGGTTGATGAAAAATGGCTAAGGACTCAACAACACAACTTCAAACAGCGTACTATACATTACTAAACACTAATGTAACATTAAGTGGTAGTCCAGTGCCAGTTTATGATGAGGTTCCTTCTAATGGGACTTATCCACATATACAGTTTGCAGATACAACCCTTACTGATAATTCTACAAAGTCAACGTTTATGGATAATGTAACTTTTTCATTGAGCGTTGTAGATAGGTTTTCTTTGGATAATGGAAGTCGTGCAAAATTAAATAACGTCGTTAATCAAGTAAAAGAGATTATAAGAGCAAGGCCAGTTCCTTTTAACTTAAATGACTTTAATGTCATAACCTCGGTTGTAGATAATGACATTTTTATTAAAGAAAAGACTGATACCTATACTTACTTCATTCGGGAGTTAAGATTTCGTCACGTAATAGAAGAAAAATAAGGGTGTATTAAAAGTCCTTAGATTTTTTTATCTTTTACAAAGTTTAACTTCAATTAAATACACACACAATGGCAGCAGTAAACGGAACATTAATTTTGCTGAAAGACGATGGTACTGCATTTGCAGCGACCACTTCGGCAACACTTAACATTGAAATGGATTTACCTGACTCATCCACAAAAGATTCGGCAGGATGGGCTGAGCATATTCAAGGACAAAAATCATGGAGCGTTGACCTAGACGGAATCGCTGATTTTGAAACTACAACTGGGACTGTTGATATATTAGTCGACTATCTTATAAACAGAACACAAGCTGATATTGAATTTGAGCCACAGTCAGGAGCATATACTACAAAGGGTGTTTCTTATACTGGCACAGCTTCTTTATCTTCTGTTAGTTTAGTTGCAGCGAATGAAGATACAGCAACTCTATCTGGTAGCTTTACTGGTGATGGAGCTTTATCTAGAGTAGCTGTTAGCTAATGAAAGGTAAGAAATCAATTTCGATAGATGGTGTCGAGTATTTCTTTAAGTTTGACCTCAACGCTTTAGAGCGTTTTACTGAAGAGGCAGGGGTTGGGCTAAATAGTATTGATGAGGCGCTTGACAAGGTTGCTAACATTAAGCTATTTATCCAAGCCTTATCCTCGTCAGGAGGCAAAGAAGTTCCAAAAGAGGCAATAGGTACAATGGATTTTTCACAGTTATCTGAGATATTTGACTTAGTTCGAGAATCTGTGGGAAACCTAAAGAGCCCTCGGCCGAAAAAGGGTCGGTAACAACATTAGAGGACTTGTATATTTTGGGCTACCGAATGGGTTTAATGCCTGAAAATATAAGAAAAACTACTGTTTACGACTTTAATCTTATGGCGAGGGCTTTCGAGGAGAATGTACTGCATGACTATACAGTGATGCGTTTAAATTCCTATCTTACTTCCGTTTACTCAGGCTTAGATAATAAAGGCAGGAGAAAATTAACACCTAATAAAATGCTTCCACTTAAAAACGAAAAAGCCGATAAAAAAATGAGCCGACCAGATTTTGAGGATATTATCGAGAGAAGCAACAAACGGAGAAAGCAATGGCGTCAACAACAGTAGGTGGTAATACAACAAGCATAGGTGGATTTAATGCTATACTAGGCGCTGATATAAAGGGCCTTCAAAAAGGTTTAAGGCAAGCTAGTGGCTTATTAAAAGGATTTGGTCAAGAAGTCAAAGCAACTGGCCAAACACTAACTAGAAGGCTTACAGTTCCAATAACTGGGCTTGGTGTGGCCATGGTAAAAACTGCTATGGATTTTGAGCAGGCCATGAATCAGGTAAAAGCAGTAACTGGTGCTACTGGTGAAGAGTTTGCTTTATTACGTGACCAAGCAAAAGAACTAGGTAGCACGACAAAGTTTACAGCAAGTCAGGCAGCTCAAGGAATGAACTTTTTGGCAATGGCAGGTTTTAATACTGTTGAGATAATGAAAGCTATGCCGGGAGTATTGAATTTGGCTAGTGCAGGTGCGATGGATTTAGCCACAGCTAGTGATATTGCATCAAATATTCTTACTGGATTTGGTAAGGATGCGAGCGAGATTGACCATGTGGTCGATGTAATGGCAAAAACCTTCACTACAAGCAATACTAACTTAATGCAGTTAGGCTATGCTATGAAATTTGTAGCGCCTATCTCAGCAGGCATGGGTGTTTCACTAGAAGAAACATCAGCTATTATAGGTATGCTATCGGATGCAGGTATTCAGGCAAGCATGGCAGGCACTACCCTGAGAGGTATATTAACTACGTTAGGGGAGGCATCTCAAGAGCTAGGATTTTCAATGAATGATGCTAATGGAAACATGCTCCCAATGGCTGATATTCTTGATACATTGACCCAAAAGTCAGGGGGCACTCAAGAGGCTATTGATATATTTGGGAAAAGAGCAGGTCCTGGACTTGTTGCGCTATTATCGCAAGGCACTGATAAGCTAAGAGAATTTGAAGCAAGTCTTTCAGATTCAGGTGGCACAGCAAAAAGAGTTGCAGACACTCAGATGCAAGGACTGCGTGGGGCTTTTACCGAGTTGCGTTCAGCCATTGAGGGAATGTTTATTGAGCTTGCGGATTTAGGAATATTAAAAAAATTAGAGACAGTGGTTGATTCAGTAGCTGACAAGGTGAGAGCCTTTACAAATGCCTCTGATGAAACAAAAGAGTCTGTAATGAAGTTGCTTGCAATATTAGCAGGATTAGGACCTGCCCTTGTTGTTGTTGGAACAGCGCTTGGGGTAATAGCCGGAGCAATAGCTTTATTAGGAGGCCCTATAACAGCTATAATCGCAGGAGTGGTGGCGCTGTCAGGGGTTTTGTTTTACTTGCTTGACAACTGGAATGCAGTTATTGAAAGAATAAGCGATGTATCTTGGTGGAGAAACACGCTTGTATCACTAGCACAGCTTGTTATAAAGCTTAATCCATTTAGTGTCTTCCTTGATGCGTTCTTAATTTTGATAAGAACATTTACTGGTGCATTTGGTGATTTCTTTAATTGGATGATTTCTAGCTTTCAAACTGTGAAGGCCAAGGTGCTACGGATTGTTGCAGATATCGCCAGTAAAACAGCTGAGGCATTCTCAAAGATACCATTTATGGAGGGCGCTTCTAAGTCTATTCAGGAGGTAGCTGATGGCCTGCAGGCTCAAGCAGAATATGCAGAAAGATTGTCTGAGTCTGGTATTGATTTTGCAGGAAATATAAGTGAAGGCCTTTCAGACTTAAATAAAGTCAATCCATTCAGGATGCTGGCAAATGAATTAGAAGGCCTAAAAACAGAGCAGAAAGATTATAACAATGAATTTAAAAGTTTAGGGGATTACATAAGCTCAGCTAGTACTGGATTATTAGATATGCTTGGCTTGTCTGAGTTGTTAAATTTATCATTAACAGCACCATCAGAGACTGGAGAGCAAGCTGATGCAACAATAAAAACAGACCCAGTTCAGGCAGAGCAGACACTTGGATTTTTTGCTAAAATAATAAAAGGAGCAAGAGATATTACATCAAACACGATGATAATGAATCAGGCTTATAAAGATTTGGGCAATTCTATAGCTGATGCTTTTACCACTGCTATTATGCAGGGGACAAGCCTGCTTGACCAATTAAAAGAATTAGGCAAGGCAATGCTTGGCAAGGGTATTCAGATGCTTTTATCCTTTACACTAGGTGGCGGGCTGACAATAGGTGGTAAAATGACATCGGGTTTTTTTGGCGAAGGTGGTGGACTGCTTGGGAAAATAGGAGGAGCCCTTTTTGGAAACAAAACAAGCGTAGGTGATGCTCTTATAACTGATAGTGGTAAGGTTGTTGAGTTTCATCCAAACGATAACATACTTGCGATGAAGGACTTTGGAGGATTGCAAGCACAAGGAGCGAGTCAAAGAATGCAACTCGGTGGTGAATTTAGAGTAAAGGGTACTGACCTTGTGTTGGCGTTAAGTGAAGCCAATTACAGCTTGGGTCGATGACGGGTTACGGATTAAAATATTATTTCGTCGATAAGAAAATTATCGATACAGATTCGACAGTATATACATATACGTTTGAAATTCTTCAGAGTGGTTATAGTGGTTCAAGTACTGAGTGGAATGGCATCTCTATAAAAAGAAACTATGAAGAGAGTGATTTCCGTTCTATTAATTTGCTTCAAAAATCGTCGTGTACTGGCGATATAAGTGTAGATGATAGTAGCCATAGGTCAGAGATAATAAGCATCGCAGAAAGCGAAATTGGGGAGTATGCTGTACGATTAAAGAGAGGTTCGGATGTAATTTGGACTGGATTTGTTGTACCTGACTTAATAACCATATCAGAACAAAATTATGGTAATCAGACAGCAAAGATAGTCGCAAAGGATATTCTATTACGAGGTGAGTTTACTCTCACTACTACGCCTGAAAAAGAAAAGGCTATTGTACTTATTGCTGATATACTAAATACACTCGGATATGACAATGATATATTAAGTTTTACAGCATGGGAGGCTAACGCGTTAAACGATGGTGATGATATACTAAATCAAGTGTATCATGAAAAAGAACGATTCAGAATATATGGGCAGACAGATGACGAGGAGGATAGACCTTTAACCCTTGAAACAGCCTTGCTGTATTTACTCAGGGCATATGGTGTAATACTTAGACAAGCAAATGGTGATTGGACACTCACGCAAATAAGTGCAGTAGAAACACCGAGTGCTGTTCGAAAGTTTACATACGATAAAGATGGGGTTAAAACAGCTACTGATTTAACTTTTCAGTTTGGCGCAACAACATTTCAGTCAAGTGCGGGTAATCTTAGAATATTGGGTGGCTCAACAAATAACTACTTTGGTGGCATTAAAGTAGTAAGAGGTCAGTTTGACCATAAGAGCATCTTCCAAGGTATGAAATTTAATCGTGAATACTGGTTTGATGTTGGTGATGCTGATATTGTACACGAGCAGTACTGGCAAGCTGATGGTACTGGAAACCTAAGTTTAGAGTTTAATCTTTGGTACGCTAACACAGCAAGCACAATAGGTAACACAAACGTATTTAACGTAAAAATATGGGTAGATACTGGAACGGCAACAGACTATTATTTTGATGGGAATAGCTGGACAACAACAGAAACAGAAATAAATGTAAACGTTCCCGAAACACATCAAACAACAGATAGCGATGGTAATTATGTTTTTAAAGTATTTGAGCAAATAATTACCGACCCTATACCTGCGCTAGCGGATGGTCAGCTTAAAGTAGAATTTAAGCCACAAACTGGAATCAACGACGTTTATTGGTATTTACGTGATATAGTTTTTAACCTTGAGTATTCAGACGAGATAGAGGGCGTAACTTCAGCGATTGATTATAGTTTAACCCAGACTGGAGAATATAACGTTGATTATGACTACGGAACATGGCAATTTGGCCAAGGACCGACAAGTGCATCTTTATCTGCTTTAAAAAAATCAGACGATACTATTTTAAGTCAATGGCGTAGAGATGGTGCTAGTACATATACAAATCATCAAGAGTTATTGCTAGCAGAGATACTTGACATTAGTAGAAATAACAGAAGGAATCTTAGGGCGCAGTTATATGGTGAGTATGAACCTGACACAACATTAAATTACTTTAATGATGGTGGTACTGTATTCTTTTTTCTCGGTGGTTCATGGGATAGCAAATCTTATGTGTGGAATGTAAACGCTATCGAATTAAATGTTGAGACAGCAACAGATGACGACTTAGACACTTTCTATGTTACAAGTGGCAGTGGCTCGACTGGTGGTAATGCAATAGGAAGCTCAGGAGGAAACACTGGTAGTGGTTCTATCTATTTAGAGAAGTCACAGAACCTATCTGACTTACAAAATGTAGCTACTGCAAGAGATAATTTAGAATTAGGAACTGGGGATGATGTTACATTTAACACAGTAACGGCTGACTTTATTGGCGATTTAACTGGTGCTATTCACGTACAAGGAAAGAATGATACAGGTGGCACATTAACAAAAGGTACACCAGTTTACATATCAGGACAAAATGTAGAAGGTCAACAATTTACCATAGATGTAGCTGATTCGGATGGTAGTGGCACAATGCCTTCTATTGGTATTTTATCAGCAAATGTAAACAATAATGCTATGGGTGATATAGTTACCCATGGTAAATTAATAGGAATAGACACAAGTGGGTTCACCGTAGGCGATGAGTTGTTTATTGGTCCTAGTGGTACGCTTGTAAATACACCACCAACTGGTGAAAGTAATCTGCTTCAGAAGATTGCTAAGGTTATACGAGTTGATGGTAGTAGTGGACAAATTTACATCATGGGTGCAGGTCGAACCAATGCCGTACCTAACCTAAATGAAGGAAAAATATTCGCAGGTAATGACTATACCATTAACAGTTAGGTCATCGTTTATAGTTACAAGACCACTAGCTA